CAGTTCAAGCCGATCCCGCTACAGCTCGCACATCCTTGCAAGCCCTAAAGGCGGCCGAGTTCGCAGAGCAGGGTGCATTCTTTATCCGTACCGATGGCACGGCAGAATTCAAGGATCGCAATGATGTCGTGGGCTCTCTAGCGGCTACACCGATTGAGTTCAATCAGACGACTGGGATTCCATATTCAGACCTTCGTTATGCCTTTGATGACAAGCTGATCATCAATCAAGCCAGCATGCAACGCATTGGTGGCACAGCTCAAGTCGTTGCTAACGTTGATTCATCGGCTAAGTACTTCCCTCATGGCACTACTTTGACAGAGATGATCCCTGAAACAGATGCTCAAGTCTTAGATATTGCCAAGATTTATGTGGCCACGAGAGCAGAAACATCAATCAGAATTGATGCCATGACAGTCGATCTACTAGATGCTGACGTGCCTACAGACACAATGATCGCCCTTGATTATTTTGATAATGTACAGATTACCAATGTTCAGGAAAACGGATCAACAATAGTCAAGACCTTGCAGGTGCAGGGCTTGGCATGGGACATCACCCCAAACTCTATGAAGTGCACAGTCACGACACTTGAGCCCATCGTTGAAGGACTGATCGTTGGGAACGCAAATTACGGTATAATCGGACAATCCATAATGGGATACTAGGAGAAAAATCATGGCAGTAGGCTTTCCAGCATCGACAGGCGACATCTTTACGGCGGCAGACTACAACGGCCTCGTAGCCTTTACCATTGGCGCCGATAAGACTGCCAATTACACTTTCGTCCTTACTGATCAATATCAAGAATTAATTGTTGTCAATAGTGGTTCAGCTCGTGATGTTCTCATTCCTACAGATGCCTCAGTAGCCTTTGCAATAGGTACGGTTATTACTGTCTATAACGAAGGGGCAGGATTGGTCACACTTAAGGCGGTTACTCCCGGCACTACTACAGTTCAAAGCCGTGGCGCCGTAGCAGCTTCACCAACTCTTGCAAGTTTTGGATCCGCAGCCTGCATCAAAATAGCTGCGAATTTATGGGCGGTCGTCGGAGCCATTGGGTAATGCTTAACAATCTTGTAGGACTTCTTAATACTCCGGCTCCTGCATTTAGCGTCGAATACTTAGTCGTCGCAGGCGGTGGCGGTGGCGGTAGCGACGTCAATGGTTCAGCTGGCGCTGGTGGCGCAGGTGGAATGCTTACTGCCACGCAATCAATGACAAATGGCGTTTATACAGTAACAATCGGCGCTGGTGGCGCTGGAGGAGCAGCCTCAAATTCTTCAACGAGCCGAGGATTGCAAGGCTCTGCAAGTGTATTTGATTTAATTTCAGCTACGGCAGGCGGTGGCGGTGCGTCTTCTCGATCTGGCGCAGTATCTAGCACAGGTGGTTCTGGCGGTGGCGGTGCGTCTGCAACCAATGGGCCTTCCAATGGAACAACTGGCGAAGGAAATGCAGGAGGAGCTGGATTTACGGGTGAAAATTGTGGTGGAGGTGGTGGCAAGAATGCTGTGGGCGCAGGTGCAACTGGCTCAAGCTCGTCAGATTCGGCTGGCGCAGGTGGCGCAGGATTAGCATCATCAATCAGCGGTTCATCAATTACTTACGCCGGTGGCGGTGGCGGTGGTACTTATTACCTCAACAATGGCGCTGGTGGAGCTGGTGGCGGTGGAACAGGTGGCAAAGGCGATGCTAATAACAGCGGATCAGGTAGAACTGCACCAGGCAACGGAACAGCCAATCGCGGTGGCGGTGGCGGTGGAGCAGGTAATCTTAACGCTGTTGGTACTTCAGTCGGTGGTTCAGGCGGTTCAGGAATTGTTATTCTAAAATTTCCAGACACAAAGACTTTGACGGTTGGAGGCGGTCTTACTTCATCTAACACTTCTGGAGGAGGATTTAAGATTTATACATTTACGGCAGGAACCGGAACGGTGACATTTAGCTAATGGCACACTACGCATTTTTAGACGAGTCAAACATCGTTACCGATGTCATTGTCGGCATTGACGAAACAGAGTTAATTGAAGGATTAGAGCCTGAAACTTGGTATGCAAATTTCAGAGGTCAAACTTGCAAGCGGACAAGCTATAACGGCAGGATTCGCTATAACTACGCCGCACCCGGATTCTTATATGATCCAATCGATGACGCATTCATAGCGCCTATGCCTGAGTGCGGACATGAAGAATTGTCACTTAATGATGTCAAGCAATGGGAGTGCGCTAATGAGCAACATGAAGCCCGTACTCTGTAAAGCCGGGCAACAGTTACGCGAGCAATTTGATGACACCTTCGCAGATCGTGATAGGCGTTCCGATGGCTGGATCGGCGATCTCCGTCATTCAGCGCGTCCTTCTGACCACAATCCTGATCCATCGTCAGGGTTGGTTAGAGCCATCGATGTCGATCGAGATGTTCATAAGTCAGGCAAGCCCGACCTCATGCCCGATATTGCAGATCAGCTTCGACTCGCAGCCAAAGCCGGTGAGAAGCGCATCGCCTACATTATCTTCGACGGACGAATTGCATCGTCTCGCATGGGCTGGCGCTGGCGAAAGTATTCGGGAAGCAATCCGCATCGGGCGCATTGCCACTTTTCTTTCACTAAGCAAGGTGATACGGACGGCTCTTTCTTTAATATCCCGTTACTAGGAGGCAAATAATGGAACAAGCAAAGTCACTCGCAGCATCATGGGCTCGATCATTCTTAGCAGCTGCATTAGCGCTATACATGGCAGGGGTAACTGATCCTAAGACATTAGCAATGGCCGGAGGCGCAGCACTAGCACCTGTCATTCTTCGCTGGCTTAATCCAAATGACGCATCCTTTGGCGTAAATAAAAAGTGACACAGGAAAACTTCTTCACCCTTTACTTTGCCAGCCTTGCCGTGATCGGTGGACTTGCAGGTTACGTCATTACGCATCTACTGTCTGAGATTAAGCGACTCAACTCGCGTGTCGATGAGATATATAACATCCTCTTAGAGCGATAATTTTCGACATGGCTAAGAAAAAGGTCATCGACCTAGACACTTACAACGCTCTCGATCAATGGGCTATAAGTCTGCATGAGATGTATCGTGCGCTTAGGCGTGCAGGTTTCGCAGTCGATATCTCGCTTGCACTCATTAGCGACAAAGATGCCTATCCTGACTGGATCTTGCCATCGATCCCTGACCGAGTGGATCGCATACCCTACGAGGACGACGACGAGGATTAATGAAGCGCATTGTCATAGTGAGCGACCTACAGGTTCCCTTCCACGATCGACACGCAGTTAAGAATCTAGCCAGCTTTATCAGTAAGTTCAAGCCGCACGAAGTAGTGACGATCGGCGACGAGATTGATTTTAATACTATATCGAAATGGAGTGAGGGCACACCCGAGGCTTATGAACAGACTCTTGGAGATGATCGCGATGAAGCTGTTCAAGTCCTTTACGACTTACAGGTCACGCAGACCATAAGGTCTAACCACACAGACCGCCTTTACAATCAGATCATGAGGAAGATTCCCTCATTCCTGTCTTTGCCCGAGTTACGCTTCGAGAAGTTCATGAGATTCGATGAACTTGGGATCACCTTTCATAAGAAGCCTTACAACATCGCGCCTAACTGGATTGCAGTTCATGGGGATCATACCCCTATCAAGTCACAAGGGGGTCTCTCAGCCCTTGAGGCGGCCCGTAGACACGGCAAGAGCGTCATCTCGGGTCATACCCATAGGGCAGGGCGTTCGTCCTTCTCAGAGGCCTCTGGGGGCCGTATAGGCCGTATCCTGCATGGCGTAGAAGTGGGCAACCTTATGGACTTTTCTAAGGCCTCATACACAAAGGGATCGGCTAACTGGCAACAAGCCTTTGCCATCATGTATGTGGATGGTAAGAACGTGCAGGTCGATCTGATCTACATCGAAAAGGATGGCACCTTCGTGGTTTCAGGTAAGCGTTATGGACGACCTAGATAACGACCTAGCGCGGTCGATAGATGACCACATAGACGATGCAGAATCGTTACCATTTCGTTACACAAATACCCTTGACCTAGCCTAGCGATCTGTCATCCTTATCTCATCGGCGAAGGGCGTCGATAAGAAAGGGCAAACATGTTTGATTCAGCATTGCAGGATCTAGTGGCAATTATCGCCATATCTGCACTATGGTTCCACTTAGGCCGAATGGTCGGCATTCGCGTCGGGTATCTCAAGGGTCGTAAAGCTGTGAGAGATTACTACGCATCTAAGGAAAGGGTTAAAGTGTGAAAGCAAGTGATTTCCTCAACGAAGCAAAGGCAACAATACAAGATCGTGGAATGGACTACGGACACCCGTCGGACAATATGTCCCGAACAGCATGCCTATGGTCAGCATTCTTGCAAATGCCTGTTACTGACTATCAAGTGGCATCATGCATGGCATTGGTCAAGCTCGCACGAAGCATGGAGTCTGCGAAAGTCGATACATACATCGACGCTGCAGCCTATCTTGCAATAGCAGGGCAACTACACACAGAGGAGAATGAACTTTATGTTTAACCTATCGGAATACACTACGGTAAGCGAACGGATTAAATTGTTTCGAGAGATGTATCCAATGGGCAGAATCATCACGACTCTGATCTCTGAAGATCCAAGTCGAGTAGTGTTCAAGGCAGAGTTCTACCGTGATGATGAAGATCAACGTCCTTTCTCGACAGGCTACGCTAGAGAGATCACAGCTGATCGCGGAGTAAATAAGGATTTTGCGCTTGAGAACTGCGAGACGTCCGCAATCGGGATTGCCGCCAAGAATGCCAACATAGGCACCGAAAAGAATGCTATTAGCCGAGAGGAAGCTGAGAAGGTGAATCGAGTAAAAGCTAAGGATGCAACCATTCAAGAAGTAAAGGCCAAGATGTTACAGACATCTGGCGAATACATTCCCGTAGTAAAGGAGGACGATCCGTGGACTATCAAGCCAGCGACTATGCCGCCCACAATGGGGGAAGCTGTTGCGACGGTGA